GTGGTAACCTGAGCGAGCTCAGACAGGACTGTCTCCTTTTCGGGTGTTGCTAGGTTGAGGATGTAAATACACAAGCGCATTCTTACTCTGATGTGGTCGGCAACATCTGTGCGGCCAAGAGACAATGCTGCGTCTATGGCCGGCGCGATCACCCGTAGAACCAGATGTCTTCTCATGTATGGAATGACACCGACCAATGTATTGGCGAATTCCGCGTCAGTATATCGAACCAGCCGGATGATGGTGGGCCCCGTCTGGGATTGAGACGCGTATTGATAGGAATACAGCGCCAAAAGTGCTGAGGCGGCGGTGGGCGAGTCATAGCACCGAGGGAGGGGTTGATGCAGAGCTTTCGCAAACCGAGACAGTGTTTCGTTCAGCCGGAGACATTTGTGCAATGCTTGGACCAGGCCGCTCCAAGGGAGTTCAGACTGAGGGAGTGTCATCAGGAGGCTTGGTAGGTGCTCCTCGGCGACGCGTGGAAAGCGCTCCAGCAAAGTTCGGCATATGACATACGAGACAGAGTCGAGGAGTAAGCTGGCAGGGATACACCTTACTTCACTAATTCCGATAGTTCTCCGGGACGTTTTGGAGGCAATGTCTTGTAGGATTGTTTTCCCCTCGTGGCCCATGGCATGCTGGGTGAATCGATCTTGGAGGCGGTGCTGCTGCCCGGCGGATTGGTTATTCAACTCTTGAACCACTGCGTAGCATGCATGCCTGACAGTCACGTGGTCTCGGCCCGTGGGCAGATTACGAAGCTCCGGAGGCGCTGCTTCCAGAGATTGTTTGAGAATCCGCTGTGCTACATCAGATAGTTGTGTCATGCTCAAAGGATGATAGTCAACCTCCCTAATCAATGGTGCAGGGATGACTAGTGGTGTCTCAATGATCTCTCGGTTACAAAACTTACATTCGGTGGTCACTCCCCAATACTCGGTGGCCGAGCGGGACCTCAAGTATAGATTGATGCACGTGATGTTCATGACATTATGGCACATGATGTGCAGGAAATTGACGTATAGATGGGCTCCGGCCTCTCGGAATCCGAGGTGGGTGTTCGACTCCCCAACGATTCTAGTGTATGGGTTAGACAAGCAGTTGGGAACGATAGATTCCTTGTACTTCGGTGACCGGACGTGATGGGCGATTGTTCCTGACTGTCTGGTGCCCGCGAAAGGAAGGATATCCTCGACGTCAACAGGAAGGTAGAGTGTTATAATCTTTTTGAGGAGATCAGGATAGTTGGAGCGTCGGATATCTGTACCCTCAGGAACTTGGACATCCGGCGGGTGGGAGGCCGTGTTAGTCCATTCCATAAGCTCGGCAAGGTTCTTTATCTTGGATAGAGTAGGGTCCTTCTCCGTAAAGGAGAGGATCGGATTTGTTGTTCCGGACCTAGTGATGTAACCGACGAACGGATATTTCTTCCCTGCAGTGAAAGAGAACGAGTGAGGCGCCACGCTTGTCGTAGCCTCCTCCACTCTATAGAGGAAATGGTTGCGAAGATTCCAGAGAGTAACTGGCACCGTGTTAGGGTCAACGAGCCGAACCTGATGTTGCATCGGCGGCATCGTGATTCCCTCTATTTTGTTACCCCATAAGAGCTCTCGGATCTCATTGGCAGAGAATGCCGGACATGGGCTCAAGTGCTCTTCCAAGTCTCGATTCCCTATCCGTGTTCCTGATATCCGCAAGGCCCGCCATTGCTGCATTCGGAGATCGGCTCTGATAACTCCCCGCAAAATGCTGTTTGTTTTCGTGATGCTATTCACCGTGATCAGCAGCTCACATATGCTCCGAGCCGTCTCGAACTTCCGGGTGAACTCGGTTACTAGGCCGGCGGGCCCTGAGCTGTATGTGGCTGATAGGATCCTCGGGTTGTACGGCTTACACTCCCGCAATGCTTCGATCAACGGCTTTGAGTATTTGGGGCTTCCGGCTCGAAGCAGCTCGATCACATCCTTGGCCTTGACCCGTTTCTCTATAGCTGGTAATACCGCTTTCCTCAAAAGGGCTGCCGGGAGAGGAGGTTTGTCGAAGGCTAAGCTATAAGGGTCCATGAGCAGACCCACGAAATAGTCCACGTGAGGAGACTGCTGTACCCTTAGGAAGCCTCGTACCCACTTGTAAATCCTCGGGAAATGTGTCTGACAATGATGAAAGAGGCCTAGAGCAGGAGCAAGTAAGTCGCTCTCCGCCCTCACGAAGATGTTATGAAGGTAGATGACAGGAAAGCCTCCGAGCACTGATGGGACTAGCAGAAGAGCAGTAAGCTGATCATCGGTGAGATTGTTGTAAGCATCGTGACTGATGAGGTGGTAATAAGCCCAGACTAACCCTACGTAGTAACAGGCGACCGGATCCACTGTGACGCGTGCTGCACTGTGAGCATTACTGTAACAACTCCCAATGATGTTATCAGTGAGAGGGAGAAGACTGTTGTCATTACCGGAAGTCTTGGCTATCTTCCGGTATGTCTGTGGGAGTTCTACATTCTTGATGCTTGCTGCCTTGGAGAAACTGAAATAGGTCTCGCTCCCATAGCTGTCGTCCACCTTGATCTTGTGTCCCATCTCCGCGGACCGTTCCGAGATTTTGGTCACCACCCTCTCCCGGATCTCCTCAAGAGAGGTCCTTTCTCGATTCTCAGCGTCGGTCAAC